CAAAACTAATGACTCTACATCTGCTTCTAAAGCTTTAGTTCATGGAACTGCTGCTGCTAAACGTGGTGGAGAGATGGGAAATCAGATTCAATTAGGAGTTACATCATCAACTCCAGAATCTGCCCCAACTACTGGTAAATTCTCATACATTACTAATGCTGACGCTTCTTTAATTAAATTAAGAGTGAACGGTGGAGCTGAACAGTCACTAAACACTGGAGTAGCTACTAACCCTACATTGATTGCTCAAGGCATCAAAAACTTAACTAATCTTGATGCAGTTGGCGGAATTGACCGCAACGTTCTTTCTGGACTTGTTGGACAAAGCATCTCTACAACTTCTCCTGCCACAATGACAATTAAGGTGTCTTTGTCTGCTGGACAAGTATTTTCTGTAGCTCCTCAAATTGGTGACACTCTTGAAATTTCAGCTTCTAGCGTTATTTCTGGTGGAACAGATCAAAATGCTGGTTTTTACATGGTAACAGCAGTTTCTAACACAACTTCTGATGCTTCAATCACTGCATTAAAGTACAGTGACTATGCAGGAGCACCTACACAACCTGTAGTTGTAACATCAATCTCTATTGCAGCTACAACTGATATTGCAGTTTATAGCCCGATGGAAATTAAAAACATGTCTGGAACAAACAGAAATGTTATCCAATCTGCTATCGTAGGTCAATCAATTGTTACTTCAGCAGTTCAATCTCTTATCACTTTCAGTCTTGCATCTGGTTCTTTTTCAGCTGAATCTAAAGTTGGAGATTTATTGCGTGTTAATAGTGGAGCTTATGCTGGTGCTGGTAACGCAAACATTGGCTGGTATCAAGTTGTTGAAGCTTCTAACGCTTCTGGAGCAGCTTACGTTAAAGCATCAAGACTATCAAACGGATCTCCTGTAAGTGTGGCTTCTGCTGCAATTTCTAACACTACTGAAATTCAAGTTTTTGACCCACAAATTGCTGGTGTTGGTAAAACTTTGGAAATCTACGATGGAACAGGGTCTCTAAATATTTCTGGTGTTATGAAAGATTTAGGAACTTCTAATGCAGCTTCTTTTATCGGTCAATTGATCGTATCTGATGCTGAATTAAAAAAGACCGTTACAGTAAAAAGAGAATCTACAAGCTCACTTGAGTCATTCACTGTAGGTGGAGACATTGCTCTTAAATTGGGTTATGTTGGAACTACAGCTTCTGTAACTATCGGTTTAGTTGGTGGACTCTTAAAGCTTACAACTACTGTATCTGGTGGATCGGGCGCCAACTTAAATCTAGACCTTTCTAAGATTGCTACAATCTCTCAATTAGTTTCTAAAATTAACGAGAACGTAGGATACTCAGCTGAAGCTGGATCAAACGCAATTGCACAATTAAATCCTTCTATCTTAGACCGAATGACAACAAGCATTTGTTCACCTTCATCTAAGCCAGGAAGAATTAAAAAAGATTTGTATGACCTAACTAAGTCTAACAAAGGTCTTCTTGGATCAGCGTTAGTAACTTACACTGCGTCTGCAACTGCTGGACTACCTGAAGATTCGATTCTATTATTCCTTTCTGGCGGAGCTAAAGGTGCTACCTCTGGACTTCAATTCTCTAAAGCAGTCGATGCATTACAATCAGTTAGAGCAAACTTCATCGTTCCATTAGTATCTCAAGATGCCGCTAAGGACGTTCTTGAAGGTTTAACTGATGGATCTTCTACATACACAGTAGATGCTGTTAATGCAGCGGTTAAATCTCATTGCTTAACTATGTCTACAGCTAAAGTAAAAAGACACAGAATTGGTGTTGTATCTAAAAAAGGTACATTTGCAGAAGTTAAAGCTTCAGCTCAATCTATGTCTACTTTCCGCGTTGCACATTTATTCCAAGACATTAAAGATCTAAGCGCTACAACTGGAAACATTGAACAGTTCCAACCGTGGATGGCTTCTATTAAAGCTGCTGGTATGCAAGCTGCTGCTTCTTACCGTGGAATCTTCAATAAAGCATTAAACATCTCTGGAGCTACTCAAGCTGCTAATGACTTTGATGACGAAAATGTAACAGATTTAGAAGATGCTTTAAGTGCTGGATTAATTCCATTACAAAGACAAGCAAACGGATCTTACTCTTTTGCAAGTGATCAAATGACTTACAGCGTTGACAACAACGTAGTTTACAATAGTTTACAAGCTGTTTACATTGCAGATTTAATGGCTCTTTCTTTGGCTGAATCTTTGAAAAATGCATTCGTAGGTGAATCAGTAGCTGACGTTACTGTAGGAGCTGTAGAGTCTTTTGTTAAAGCTAAGATGTCTGAATTCCTGGGTCTTAAATACACAGTAGGAACTTCTACATACCCACAAGGATGGAAGAGTATTGCAATCAACATTAATGGATCAATCCTAAGTGTTGACGTATCTGCTATCGAAGCTACAACAGTAAAATTCATTCCAATCAGTTTAACTCTTGAGGGAGTAAAAGCTAGCTCTAACGTACAGGGCTAGTTTTAATTTAGTTTTATAATAAGGAGATATTAATGGCTGCTCAACAACAAATTCTTCATGGTGCACGATGCCAGTTGATTATAGATGGAAAAAAGGTTGGACTATTCAGTTCAATCAGCTATGGTGTGAACTATGATGTTCAGCCAAGCTTTATTTTAGGCAGATACTCTGCTGCTGAACTAACATATACTGGACAAGATGTTGTATCGGTAAATGCTACTGGATTCAGAGTAGTAGAAAACGGAGCTTACAAAGCTGCTGGTCTTCCTAAATTGCAAGAACTTATGAATCACTCTGAAATTTCTTTGGCTATTTACGATAGACAAACTGGAAAACAAATCATGACAGTTATCGGTGTAAGACCAGTTGGTTTTTCTACCGGACAATCTGCACGATCTATTAGCGATTTCTCAGTTAACTTCTTAGGAAGAATCTTTAGTGATGAATCTGGAGATCAAGGTGAGGCTACAGGAGCTTCTAATTTGGATGACGGAAACTAATCTAAATTTAATATGAATACAAAAGAGAAGGGGGCCTAAAGCCCCCTTTTTTTATTTAACTTCTATTTCAAAGCTAGCAATAATTGATATCAAAGATCCAAATCCATTGACACCATCGGTAGCAAAAGAATTGACACCCACGGCAATTCCGTAATCTTGATCAATCAATGGTCCGCCTGACATTCCAGGAAACACTAGCGCTGATCCCATAATCATAAAAGTAGATAGCCCAGCAGGTCTTACACCAGAACACATCATAGCATCGCCATATGGATAACCGCAGGCAATAAATCTAGGCTGGCCCATCATTTTCATTTGTTCAGCGTATGGACCAGGACCTGTTAATCCTTGAATAATATTGTTGTACTCTTGAGCACTAACAAGGATTCTGATCTTTCTAAATTTAGAAAAGTCACCAGTAATTAAACCCACATCACCTCGACGATTAATAGCAGCAGCCTTGGCAACAACTCCAGTATCTTTTAGCTCTCTATTGTAGATGGCAATTTTTGCTTTTGTCATGCCACTAGTACCTTCAATGCAATGACCAGCAGTAACTGCATACGAATTAGATACTACAAAGGCTGAACAGTAAAAACCACTGCCGTCTTTAGGATTTACTTGATGCAAACGAATGACTGGAAACTCTGGATTCTCTGGCTGATTAGCTGCGTCAGCATCAGCAGTTACAAATGCAGGGAGGTCTTTAATTTTTTCAAAAGACTGCTTTTGTGATCCAACCAGATCACCAAACAAGTAGCTACCTAAAAAGATAATAATAGCTAATTTTGCAAGAATTCGTAATGCGGTAGTGGATCTTCCCCCTGTCACTACGATAGTACCTCGGAAAATACCCACTAAAGATACTACCGATAAAATAACTGCTAATGCAGCCAAAAATTTAAAAATAAAATACGTTAACATGCCTACTTCCTTTTCTTTCTTGTTTGTTTGTTAGTTTCATCTTTTTTATTAATTTTGTCAACAACTTTATACCTGTCATCCAACGCTTGCTGTGTTCTGTAGTATTCGCTTAAGAACATAGCGTTACACATTAAATGTCCAATATGTAAAAGCCCAGATTCTGGATCAACATCCTCACCTTTTTCAATGGCATTAAGATGTCTTTTCAGTGAGCCAATGACTCGACTCCATTTCATACCTTTGCGCCAATTGTGATCTTCATACTTCAAAGATCCGAAAGTTAAAACAGCCGCCAAATCTTCTAAAGCTATCGGAGATATTAATTCCATCTTCATTTTATTGGTATCATACCTAAGAGCTGTACCACTTTTTTCTTTTTTCTTCATATCAATCTCCTAATATATTGTAAACGCTTTTGATAGCGATATTTAATTCACGAGCTGCTCTAGATTTATTGCCCACTCCATCTACTACTCTTCGTACATACGATCTTTTAAAATCAACATAACTAACTCCATCAAATTCATCATTGATGTGTGTTACATCTGGTGAATAACCAATACCCCAAGATTTGAGTAGATTGTAGACAGTGCGCTCAGTAACACCGAGCATTCTTGCTGTAGAGCTTTTGTCACCATTTGCTGCCTTAAAAGCGCGTAAGAAATGAATCTTTAGGGCTTCATTCAATGTCAATCTTGTGTTAACGTTTTGAATTGGGTCGGGTGAAATGATCTCTCTGACTAAAGCTTGGTTAGCTATTCCCATAGGAAGCTCTAAGTTTTGCTGCACAACTACAGCCTTACGCTTCCGCCTTTTCTTTATGCCTATATTTAGTTCTAAAAGTGCCATCCTTGTCTCCTTTTGAGACATTATGGCATGTGTAAAAACTTTAGTCAATAGATATTTTAAAAATAAAAACCCACCGAGGTGGGAGGGAGAACCTGGTGGGCTAACCTATACGGTTAAAGGAACGAGTAATTTTTATTAGGATATCTCATGATAATACACTTGTCAAGACTTTTTGCATATATTTCCGCTCAAAAATAAAATGAGCTATAGGTTGACATTTTTTTATCAAAATGATACGATAAAACTATGAAGAAATACCTAATCATATCACTTCTCATACATTCTATCATATTCTTAAGATTCTCCATCAATAACAATGATTTAGATCAGTCTGAAAAGCAAGAACAAGAGAAGAAAAAAGGTAGTAATTCTGGAGATTCTACATTTGATATCATCCCAATCTACCCTGGTAATAAGGGGATAAAAAAGAAACCTAATACATGTTATTACTACGGTATTGGGATCAGGGTTGATCAAATATTTACGGCCATGAATGGTGAAGTTCTCCTATCATATAGGATCAAAGAAGTTATCACTGGATATTCTGCCGAATCATCTGGGCTTCAAGCTGGCGATATTGTAGTAAAGATTGACGAAAAAAGAATAGACCCATTAAACGATATTATAGGCATAAAAGAAGGTCAAATTGTATTGACTGTTATGCGAGGGTCTAGTATGCTCACTGTGAAATTAAGAAGAATGAAAGTTTATTGCGATTAAAAATAATTAAAATGGGAGGATTGATGGGATATGATGTTTTCGGATCGAAATTTGCGAATGATATTTTTTTGCAAAAATATTCGATGGACGGCCAAGAGACTTGGCAAGATACATGCGCCAGAGTTGTAAATGCTGTGTGCAGTCAGTTAGTAGACGGTGAGACTAAGGCCAAGATCTTAGGATATATGGTGGAAAGAAAGTTTATTCCAGGAGGAAGATACTTATACTCTGCTGGTAGACCCTACCATCAGGTAAATAATTGCTTTCTATTCAGGGCGGAAGATAGTCGTGAGGGATGGGCTGAGGCGATGTATAAAGCTACCTCTGCATTAATGACTGGTGGAGGTATTGGGTTTGATTACTCCCTTTTGCGTGAAGAGGGAGCTTTAGTTCGTAGGACGGGAGGTGTATCTACTGGGCCATTAGCGTTGATGCATATGGTTAATGAGGCTGGTCGGTATATTATGCAAGGTGGACAACGCAGAAGCGCTATCTATGCATCTTTAAACTGGAAACATCCAGATGTGTATAAATTCATGAACTGTAAAAACCATAGTCCAGAATTGAGGGCAATGAAGGAGAAAGACTTTACTTTCTCTCTCCCTATGGAGCTTACCAATATTTCAGTAAATTATGACACTAATTTTTTTATGGCAATTGAAGATACGCATCATCCAGATCATGAGCATGCAAAATCTGTATGGATTTTAAATTGTAAACAAGCCTTTTCCACTGCGGAACCAGGCATGTCTTTTAACTTCCTAAAAGATAATGAGACCTTACGAAATGCATGTTGCGAAGTGACTAGCGAAGACGACTCAGATAAATGTAATTTAGGAACCGTATGGATGAATCGCTGTAAGAATAGAAAGGAATTTGCTGATGTCGTAAAGTATGGCACCATATTTTTAATGTGTGGCGGCATCTATTCTGACACTCCAAACGAGAAAATAAAAGAGGTTGGCTTAAAAAACAATAGAATAGGTTTAGGTCTTGGCGGAATGCATGAGTGGTTGATGGTCAGAGGGCTTAAATATGAGGTTGGGCCTGAGTTACATAAATGGCTAAATGTGTATAAGCAAGAATCCTCTGCTGCATCATTTATCTGTGCCAAACTCCTTGGAGTTGCTGTTCCAAAAGGGGTAAGAGCGATAGCTCCCACAGGGACGATTGGGATTATCGCAGAGACTACTACAGGAATTGAGCCACTGTTTTGTAAGGCATATAAGAGACGATATTTTAAAGACGGAAAATGGTTACATCAATTTGTGGTAGATGGCGCAGTTAAGAGACTGTTAGAAAAAGGCGTTAAGATAGAAGATATTCAAGATAGCTATGATATTAGTTTTAAAGAGAGGGTGAAATTCCAGGCCGATGTACAAAATTATGTTGATATGGCGATCAGCTCTACATGCAACATGTCACCGTGGGGCTCTCTAGAAAACAATGAGGAGTCTGTACAAGAAAATGCTGACATATTATTAAAATATGCTAAACGAATGCGAGGCTTTACCTCATATCCAGACGGATGCAGAGGAGGGCAGCCCCTCACTAGAGTAGACTTAAATGAAGCGCTAACGCAGGAAGGGCAAGTTTTTGAAGAGAATATGACTGAATGTGTCGGCGGAGTGTGCGGAATATGACCTCACTGAAAGCAAGAATATCTAAACTTAAGTCGTCGGCCAAAGCGAGGAATATAGAAGTTAGGCTAATGAATTACGAGTATGATAACCTCTTAAAGCAAGGGTGTCACTATTGCGGAAATAGCCTTAGTAACGAGAAGGGGTATTGCTTAGATAGAGTGAACCCCAAAAAGGGATATGTTTTGAGTAATGTAGTGGCCTGCTGCAAGTTCTGTAATTTTGGTAAGAATACTATGGGCTTTGATCAATTTTTAGATTGGGTAGAGCGCGTACATTCGCATACAAAAGGAGTGGTAGAGCAATTGAGAGTACCTCCTGCTAAGGAGACTGAAGTGAAATATACATATCAGCTAGAGAAAAAGATGCACAGGGAGAATGTCACCCTAGGGGAAATTTTTTGCATAAAAGTGAAGAAAGTTTAGGTCATATTATGATTAAAATAAATGGAATAGTGTATTACATGTTGTGGGGTGTTCTAACCCCACTAAAAAGACCTGACGAAGGATAATATATGCTAGAAGTTGGAATGATTATAAAGAATGATAGAAATATGGATGTCTGCTATAAAGTGGTAGACGTCCAAGATAACAGAACTTCAGCTACAGTTAAGTTAATGCCATACAATATGGGTCAAGATGGAACATCATTTATGATTGGACTAAACCTAACCATATCTACTGAATTTGATTACGAAAAGTTAAAAACTTGGAGATATGCAAAAAATAATAAGGCTAAGTCTTTCAGAAATGCTGACTGGTTAGATTTTACTTGACTTTATAGCAAAGTAATCTACAATAAATTATATCTTTAACTGGAGGACTGGTGGGTAAAGCTAACGTAGCTGTGATTGATACAAATATTATTATTAATAACCCATATTTTGATAGAAAATTTGAAAATACAAATATAATTATACCAGATGTGGTCATTGAAGAGCTTGATAAACTAAAAAAAGCTGAAGGATTGACTGGTAAGAATGCCAGATTATTTACTTCTAGGCTGGTAGAAATCTTTGAAAATGACAATCCAAAGTCAGGAGCTAAATTAGATACCAACAAGATTTTTGTTTTTAAAAATAGAAGCAAAGATGCCGTTAATGACAATAAGATCCTAAGCGTAGCTAAATATCTAACCAAAAAGCTTGAGGACAGACTTGTTGTTTTGTTTACAAATGATGCTAACTTGCAAATTAAGGCTAAGATTGCAGAAGTCCTCACTGGCCCACTTTCTGATGAAACAGAAGGGTCCATTTATGAGGATAGCCACATGTTTATTTCTTTAACGGATGAGCAGGCCAATTCGTTGGCAAGAGCAGGGAAGCTCGCTGTAACTCAATTTGAGAATGTGCTTAACAATCAATACATTGTGGCTGTTAATGAGACAAATGCAAGTCAAAGCTTACTAGCTCGTTATATCCAATCTGAGGGTGTAATTAAGTTAATTAAGCAAGAGAAAAATGGCGTAATGAACTTAAAACCAAAAAATTTAGAGCAGACATTTGCTTTAGATGCCCTATTGGATGATGAAGTTAGATTGGTGTCTTTAATTGGGTCGGCCGGAACGGGTAAAACTCTCCTTGCTCTGGCCGCAGCTCTTCACAAAGTTCTAGACGATCCCAAGAGTAGCTATGACGGCATTATACTTGCCAGACCTACAGTGAGTATGGGAGAGGAGCTTGGCTTCCTACCTGGGTCCGCAGATGAGAAGCTTTTACCGTGGATGCAGCCGTTTTTTGACAATATTGAATTTTTAATGGGTGGACGAAATAAAAATGGTGCAGCACAGCAATTAATTGATAGTGGCATCATTCAAATGCAGTCATTATCGCACATTCGTGGAAGAACTTTTACAAATAAATATATGATATTCGACGAATCGCAGAATATGGATAAACTGTCAATTAAGACAATTCTAACTAGAGCTGGCCAAGGGACTAAGATTGTCTTGACAGGTGACGTTCACCAGATTGACACAAAGCATCTAGATATTGAAAACAATGGTTTAACTTATGCCACTGAAAAGTTTAAAAATGAGGGGATTGCAGCTCACATTAACCTTACAAAAAGTGAAAGATCTGAGCTTGCAGAATTGGCAGCAAAACTGCTCTAATTCCTAACAAAATCCATAATTTAAACGCTCGTTTAGGGACTAATACTAATTGTATCCAAGTCTATACAAGGGTATAGATAAAGATATGGTTAGGACAATTTATGGCATTAGAGAGAAGTTGGTTTTCAGCTACTCAAGCATTTACATTAGACGGTAATGCATCTGGACTTATTACAGTCGCAGATTCCGCAGGATTCTATGTAGGCCAAATTGTTCAATTGTCCTCAAATACCCAAACTTCAGTAAATTATAAAATTAAGCGTATTGAGGGTAAAACCAAAATATATGTTGGACCATCTATTCGTCAGGATGGCCAACCATTCCATACTTATGCCAATGTGAGTAATTTTCTAGTATCAGACTTGGCTAAAATTTATGCAGCAGAGCAGTCAAAACCTACCATTAAGCCTGATGAGTGGGAACAAAACACACATGAACATGAGCCAATACTTGCAAAAAGAGTAATTACTGTAGATCAATACGGTAACCATTATACAAAAGATAACCCATTTCCAATTGATATAAACGGTGCACAGATTAATGTAGATAATTTAGACGTTAATGTCCAGTTGACTGATAAAGAGAGTGCACCAGGAAAAGCGGATTATGATATTACAAGAATAGGCGATGGAATTTCTGAACTGACTATTACTAAAGCTCAATCTGGTAATGTAACTGGAGTTAATACAGTTAATAAAGCTAAGTTGTTTACAAAGCCCTTCAACAAAATGACTGTGCTATCAAAAAATGACGATGGCGACCCTTTAACCATTAAAACGCAATACAACGGACTCAATGTTCAGCTGGCAACATTTATATATGATGCAGATGGCGATTTTGTTGACGCAGAAGTGAGCGATTACTGATGTCTAAAGCGTATAAGCCAAAGAAAAAAATTGTAATTAATCCAATTGAGGGTGAATTAGATATTGTCACAGGAAATAACTTTTCGTATGAATCTGTACCCTTAAACAAAAAAATCAAAATTAGAGAAAATGAGCAAATGGCAGTTTTTGAGAGTTTTGAGGTTGAGGGCGAATTACAGCTAGACGGCACCCTGGTACTGGAGGACTAATGAGCAGAATTCGTTTTACAAAAACCACAGAGCCAGCTACCCCTCCAGCAAATAAATCTACATTTTATATTGGAACTGATGACCATTTAAAACGTAAGTTGGACAATGGCACAGTTATTGATTACGATTTAGGATCTTCGGTAGAAAATATTCAAGATGCTGTAGGAGCTGCTCTTACTGATACTTCTACAATAGACATGACTTATGACGATACTTTAAATCAGATTAAGTCAGACATAGTACCAGGCTCTATTACAGATACTCAGGTTGATAAAATATCCCCTACAAAAATAACAGATGCTCAAAATGGAAGATTCGAGTCTTCTCTAATTACTAATAACGCGACTCCTACTCAGATTATATCACTAGACTGTGCGTTAGACCAAACTCTTATGGTAGAAGTCAGACTTACTGCTAGAAGAATAGGCGGCTTAGCTGGATCTCCTGGAGACGGTGCTACGTTTAAAAGAAGCTTTAGAGTAAAGACTATATCATCCTCTGTAACAGTACACGATTTACAGTCAGATTACACCTCAAGAGATGTGCCAACAATGAACGTAACAGTTAATGTAAGCACTACTAATGTAATAGTTAATGTTATCGGAGTTTTAGATAACAACCTTCAGTGGAATTGCGACGTTATAACAAGTATTAATAAGTAAAAAAGGAGAAAGAAATGAGTGTATTGGTTGACCAACTTACCCTAGGAGAATTAAAGATTTTAGTCTTAGATTCTGCCCCAAATGCAGGTGCTGGATATGCTGCTGAAATTGGCTCTCTTGCCATTGTTCAAGGTACATCTGGAATTTATCAAAAATCAAACACGGTAGACACAGACTGGATTATCAGTTCTGTTAATGCTGAAGATGTTCAAGACATCGTAGGTGGAATGTTGACAGACTCTGCTGACTTAGATTTCAGCTACAATGACCCAGCTAATACAGCTACTGCTGTTCTAACTACTACTGGAGTATCTGCTGGAACTTACGGCTCTGCTACTGCTGTAGGAAGTTTCACTGTAGACTCAAAAGGTCGCTTAAGTTTTGCTGGAGATGTTAGCATTGCTATACCATCAACTCAAGTAACAGACTTTACTGAAGCAGCACAAGACGCTATCGGAGCTTCCCTACTAGATACTGCTACTGTAGACCTTACTTACGACGACGCTTTAAACCAAATCTCTGCTGACGTTGTACTAGGATCTCTAGACAATTCACATATTGCTGTAGCTGCTGCTATTGATGCTACAAAAATTGGATCTGGCTTAGTTGACAATACTGAATTTGGGTACTTAAATGGAGTTACTTCTGCTATTCAAACACAATTGAATGGTAAAGCTGCGACAGTTCATACTCACGTTTCAACTGACATCACAGATTTCACAGAAGCTGCTCAAGATGCTGTATTAAATATCCTTACAGACTCAGCTACTGTAGATTTTACATACAATGACGCTGGTAATACTATTACTGCTGCTGTTATTCAATCTGGAATTGACCATGGAAGCGTTTCAGGTCTTTCAGACGACGACCACGGACAGTATGGATTACTTGCAGGACGTTCTGGTGGACAAATTCTTAATGGTGACACAGCTTCTGCTGGTAACTTAGAATTACATTCTACTTCAAACGGTACTAAAGGTAAGATTTTACTTGGAGCAAGCATTGTTGCTGACGAAGCTAATACAAGATTAGGTATTGGATCAGCTACTCCTGATACTATTTTACACGTTGAACAGAATAATGTTAAGTATAACATGTCTGCAAATAGCACTACTACTTCTGGAGCTGTAAATGCTGTAGTTGGAACTGTAGCTACTGCATCAAATTCTGTAGAATTGTTAAAAGTTTTTGTTACAGGATTAAGAACTAACGGATCTAATGAGTCTGTGGCTTACGAGAGAACTGTTCGCGTTAAGAATAAAGGAGGAACTCTAACTCTTCCTACTATTCAATCTGATTACACTTCAGAAGACGGAGCTTTATCTACAGCCAACTGTACTTTTATTGTAAATGGAGCTTCTGTTGACGTAAGAGTTACTGGAGTATCTGCTTGTGATATTACTTGGAAAGTTATTGTTCAAAGAATGAGATAATTTGTTTTTTAATGGGAGTCAAGAATGGCTAAATTAGGTTCAATTACAATTAATGAAATCGAAATGATAGAAGTTGATGCGTCGCCAATAGTCGACGGCTTCGATGCACCTTCTGGCTCCCTTGCTATTCTTACTGATGGAACCGCTTTGTACTTAAAAACTACAGGTGGACCTACAGTATGGCAAAATGTAGGATCTTTTGGTCCTAATGTAAAAAGAGTTTCCCCAGCAGGGGCTCAATACAACTCGATTGCTACGGCTCTCGCAGCTTGTACTTCTCCTAGCACTTCAAACAGATACGTTATTTATATAGAGCCTGGAACTTATTCAGAGCCTCAATTGGATATTCCTTCTTATGTATCTCTAGTTGGTATGGATGAAAAAGCTGTAGTCATAACTCCAGCAGGATCACACCACATTATTAATTTATTAGGGCAATATAACTACATATCTTTCTTATCTTTAGAAAGTGGAGTAGCTGGTTTTGCAGCACTCAACTCGAATGACAACGGATCTTATAATATCATACATAAAGTACACATTGCTACCAGCGAACTTGGTATTTCTGTGTCAGCCTCTACTACAGATACTTACTTGTATACTGAGTATTGTGATATTGAAGAATGTACTGCATCAGTTACTGTAAATGGTACTGGAGCTTTAGCTTATTCTCAAAACGAAAACTTATATATCGGAAATTACACTACTACTCCATCAGGAGTCGCAGTTACAGCTACTGGAAACTCAAATTTTATCATGCAATCTGGTAGTATCGAGAACTTAGCTACCCCAGGTACTGGAGATGGACTATTAGCTTATAACGGAGCTAACATAGAGATAGCTAATACTATCATCGCTAACTGGGATAACGCAGTTAACATTCAAAATACAGGATCTGCTCCTAATGTTCTTTTTAGATTTCCTAATTTTAGAGGAAATACCTCTGACTTAAACATTGCTCACACAGGAACTACTGGAGTTGTTGCGATGTTTGGAGATAGAGCTAAAGTTACTATCGCATCTAGCTCTTTAGCTTTAGATATTTTAGATACTACAAATCCTGCTCAGGTTACTCTTGGTAAATTTTACACAGGAGATACTTATAATACAATCGCTGACTATGCACAAGCATTTAAAAGACAATTTTCTCCAGGCTTAAATAAAGGTGGAGTAGTTTCTCACAGTGCCGCTTCTTTTGTTGTAAATGTTACAGCAGGAAATGGTTATGTTGTATTAGATTCTGGGTTAGCTAATGAGTATTTAAAAGACATTGAGTTTTCTGCTCAAAGTGTTACTATAGCTGCAAATACTGAAGCTTTCTTATATGTAGACTCTAACGGAGTTCTACAGCAATCTGCATCTTCTGTGAATTATTTTGAAAATATAGTACTAGGCTCTGTTATATCTGATGGAGCTGGAGTTTACTTAAATAAAGATTCGTCTAGAACTACTCACTATGCAGATTCTGACCAAGAAGAAATGCTAAGACATACAATCGGATCTTTATATGCTAGCGGCTCTATAGTTTCAGAGCATACTACAGCAAGACAAATAGCTGTTACCGGAGGAGAATACTACTACGGATCTCAGGAGTATAAGCCTCAAGGAGCTACTCCGGCTACAATGTTATCATTTTATAGAAACGGTTCTGGAGGATTTACTAAAGCTAGTTTAACTACTATAGCTGCTTCTTCTTCTACATGGAAATACGATAACAATTCAGGGACTCTACAGAATATTCCTCTTTTACAGTATGCTAACTACAGACTTTATGTTATGTTTGAGCCTAATGATGGAATGGAAACATATTTCTTAGTCTATCCTCAAAATACACACTTATCTCAAGCTAGCGCAGAGAATGAAGCTTTACCAACAGTACCTTCTTTCTTTGATAAGCAAATCGTTCACATAGCAGACATTATAGTTCTACAAGGATCTACTAATATACATGCTATCAACGATAAGCGTCCTTTATTTCTAACTCAAGCTAATGTTTCTTCAAGTTCTGGAGTTACGGACCATACAGCTTTGACTAACTTAACTGCTGGAGACTCAGGACACACTCAGTTTGTAATGACTGATGGATCTAAGCCTATGTCTGGTGGACTTTCTATCACATCAGCGTCTAATCAGCTTACACTATCTTCAAGCACTAATCAATTAATACTTACTTCAGGTACTTCTGCTGCTGCTAGAACTTATACTATACCAGATGTAGGGCCTACTGGAGTATTAGCTATGTTAGAAGGTGCTCAAACCTTCTCTGGAGCTAAGACTTTCTCTAATGCGCCCACTTTTTCTAGCTTATTAGCTAACCAAGCTTTATATCTAAATGGATCTAAGCTATTAACTGGAGCTACTTTAAGTAATGGTAACTTATTAGTTGGAGCAACAGGATCTACTCCAGTAGTAGGCTCAATTACTACTGATGCTAACTTAACTTCTACTTTCACTTCTCCAAATATAGTAATTTCTCTTAATAACTCAGGAGTTACTGCTGGAACTTATGGATCTAACTTACAAATCCCAGTCATTACTACTGACGCTAAAGGTAGAGTTACTTCAGTTGTTAATACTGCGGTAGACGTTCAGCTATCTGGAGACGTGACTTCAACTCTTTCTTCAGATACTGTAGTAACAAAAATACAAGGAAATCCAGTAACTGCTGGAACTCCTCTAGTTGGTCAAGCTTATATTTGGAACGGGTCTAGTTTTGTATTAGATCGTGTAGATACAAAGTCTAATAAAAGAAGTAAGCTTTTTGATGACTTCCTTACTGGCAGTACTATTTCTGGTACAGTAGGAGAGTTAGGTTGGGTAGTTACTAATTCTGGAACTGCTGCTGGAGTGAGGCTCCCTACAGCTTTAGGAACGAATGAGTTTGGTATGATAGGACCTGCTACTGGAACTACTACCACCGGAAGATCTACTTTAAGCTTAAATTCATCTTCTATAATTCTAGGCAATGGAGTTCTTACTGTTGAAGCTAGAGTATATATACCTACCATAGCTGATGCTACTAATAACTATATTTTTCGTATAGGGCTTGGAGATGTAACCACTGCTGGAGACATGGTGGACGGAGTTTATTTTGAATACAACAGGCTAGTTTCTGCTTCTAATTGGTTAATAAAAACTGCAAATAATAGCGTAAGAACTGAAACAATTTCTACAGGGATTATAAATATAGCCACTTGGATGAAATTAAAATTTATAAGTAATGACATAGGATCTTCTACAGATTTTTATGTTAATGACGTATTGGTTGGAACTATTGGAACTAATCATCCAGTAGCAGTAGATCGGCAGACAGGTCCGATTATTAAAATAGAAAAATCAGCAGGAACAACTGCTAGATCTGTGAATATAGACTACTTTTCTATCGAAAAAGTATTTACAACTGCGAGGTAATTATGATTAAATATAAAATACAGCAAGGAAATACAATCATTGAGTTTCCTTCTTTAGAACTAGCTCAAGCTTATAAGTCCTTAAATTCTATAACTGAAGATATTCTTGAGATCGAAGAAGTAATGAGTCAGTCCGATCAGATGACAACTCTAGAAACATTATCAGAAAAGTACATACTGTATGGATCTCAGCTTTATCAAACTTTAAAGAGAAAGATATGGGCTGTAAACACTTACAATAAGTCTTTAGGTCATGAACTTACCATAGCAGAAATGACAGCTCTTCTACAAACTTCAGACATTCTACAAAAAGCTTTAGAGTCTGGAAGTCTCCTTACAGCAATTAGCATTTTACAGCAGTTAAAAGTATCATTACCCAGTTACTCTTCTGTGGCAGATTTCGCATTAGCGGACATTGCTGCTTTTTTGGTATAATATGAAAAAGATAGTTATAGGTTTTTCTAGATCTAAAAGTCCTTGGAAAATAGGAAGTAAGATTATACAAGAAGTAGAAAAGAGAGACTTCTCTCACGTCTACATAAGGTACTCTTGTCCCACAACTGGAGTGGAGGTTGTAGCACAAGCTAGTCATGGATATGTAAATGAAGTTAGTTTTGAAATATTCCAAATACAAAATATTGTTATTGAAGAGTATGAAATGTTTTCAACAAAAGATCAATTCAAAGATGTTTTAACATTTATTCAAAAAAATAAAGGTAAAGACTATTCACAGATGCAAATAATTTTAATTGGTATTAAAAAAATATTTCATATTGAATTAGACCAATACGAAAATAGGGATATGGCATATATATGCTCTGAATTTGGAGCAAGAATTATGCAAATATTAGGAAAGCAAATGTCGGAACATTTAGACTTTGTAACCCCAAGCAATTTTAGAGAGATAATTAGAAATATTCCCGATATTAAATTAGTCTACTATCGTCTCTAAAACGAATGCCTCTTCTGGACTAAGCTCCAGAGAGGTAGGCAGGTCCGTAAACGTAAGTTTTTTGAACTCAAACTCCATAGATAGTAACTCGTTTAGCTCTGCACTAAAAAGGTCCATATTGGCAGGGTCCACACTAACTCTACCATCTGTCACTACAAGCTCTCCAGATTCATCTTTTTTTGCATACTTTTTGATCAAATCAGAGTGCATTTCTTTATACTTGAGGGTATTATCATTAACTTCCCTAACAACTCCTTTAATTCTCCAGGCGGATGCAATAGGCATCTGACATTTTACTATTTTTTCTAAGAGAGTTTTTAAGTTTGGATTAATAATTTGTGATAATTTCATAAGTGCTCCTTAAGTGGGAAGTATTACCGACACTTTAAAGATCAATATATCAAAATAGTGCATTAAAAGTCAATAAAAATCTTAATATATAGTATGAGGTATTTATGATTAATTTTATTAAAGAGTTATTTAAAAAAATGAATGAAACTGGTATTTACATACCAATGGCCCACGACCCAAAAACAAACTTACCTAGCGCATCACTTACGCTACTTTGCATCTCTTCATTTCTAGTTGTTGCAGGTATAATAGGAAAATGGAGTAAAGTTATAGGCGACATAGATATAACGAATGCACTTAACTTCTTTTATGCCTGCGGAGCGCTATATTTTTCAAGAAAAATTAGCCCTGACGGAAAAATATCCATATCAGAAGAGAAGTCTAAAGAATAATCACCAACTATAGGTGTAGGTCATTCTGGTTTCATTAGGCACAGCCCTAATGCTTAAATTCTTATTCAAAGTAAAAACCGCTTCTTTTTTGTAATAAACTGTAGCCCCAGGCAGTATTACATACATAACCAAGGGCCCTACAGCACTTTGTTCAATGTATTCTTTCCCAGGTTTAATTATATTTTCGACCTGTTTGTCGAGCCCTTTTTGGAAAGTTTTAACCTCTGGATTATAGGCATAATACCCTTCAACCGCCTTTGGGCAATTAAAGCTACCTAAACATAATCCAATTATAACCATCTCTACAGTCAGCATGCTACAATAATAACACATTTTTGTGGCAAGTCAAGCGTCACCAAAAACAAGCAAATACATGAATTTACAGCGGAATCGTAATTATTACTATGTCCTTGACATACCGACTGTTTCAATAT